AGCCGATGGAAAGCGGCGATGTGGCCACAAGACCCCGCGGAACACGCGCCCGCGATACCTGGAAAGTCAACGTCCGCAACCTGGTCGCCGAAGACAAGCGCGTCCTCGATTACTTCCAGCGCGTCACGGCGGCGCGCGGCTCCAATAGCTTTCTCTTTCCGAATCTCCTGCCCAATGGGAGCTTCGAGTTTCCCGCGCCCAGTGCCGCGTTTCTTGCCTTCGGCTGGTATCAGGGCAGCGCGCCCGCGGCGGCTCTCCCTGTCTCTCTTGCAACTGCCGGGTTGGAAGACGGCCTGCAGGCGCTCTGCTTTGGCACCACGGCGGGCCAGGTGCTCACCGCCAATCAATCCGTCGTCGCCGAGGTAGACAGCAACGTGACGACGCCCTGTACGCCCGGCGAGACCTATCTCTTTCATGCCCGCGTCAAGCCCACCAAAGGTTCGCTGGCCAGCGCCGCCACACTGTGGGGATCGGCGGCTATGTTCACCTATGACGCCAACGGCAACCAATCCTCTCTGAACGGATCGGGCAACGGCTTCAATACCTCGGTTGCCGGATGGCAGGATTACTTCACTACCTTCACCATCCCCGCCGGCGCGGTCTCATTCCAGGTGCGGCTGCTCGGCCATCTCACCGGACCCGGTTCAGGAACCATCACCCTCGACGGCTCCGCTTCAATCCTCATGGACGAAGTAGCCTGCGCCTTACTGACCCCGGTTCAGTATTACGGGCGCATGGCGGGCAGCGATTGCCTTCCGCGTCCCGTCCGCTTCACCAAACTCCCGGAGTTCTCTGACATTGGTTACGGCGGCGGGCAGAAAGTCTACGGCGTCAACTTTGAATTGACGGAGGTATAGCGTGGCCGCCGGTTACTCTCCCATGGCCGTTCTCTCTCTAGCGGCCCAGCGTGACAAGTCCAAGCTCGCATCCGGAGATGCGTGGATTCTGCTGCTCGACATTATCTGGAGTGGACAGCATTTTCGCCTGGCCCGCAACGTCGATCCCATCACCTTCGACGCCGGGGACGGCAACGGCCCGCAGACTTACCAGCCCTTCAACTTTGAACTCTCCGTCGAAGAGCCGGGTGGCGCGCAACTGCCCACCATGATCCTGCGCGCGTCGAATACCATGCGCATTCTGCAAGGCATCATCGAGCAGTACGCCGGCGTGGTGGGGGCCACGGCCAATATCTACGTCTACAATACCGCGCATCCCGCCGGGGAACCCGACCTTGCCATCACGAGCACGGTGATGAAGACAACCTGCACGGCGACGGTGGCCACGCTATCGCTCTCCGCTCCGTCTCCCATGCGCCAACTCTTCCCGCGCTTTCTCTACCGCGCCAATTTCTGCATGTGGGTCTCGAAGTACAAGGGCGCGCAATGCCTCTACTCCGGCGCGCTGAATAACTGCGACGGCACCTACAACGGCGCCAACGGATGCGTGGTTCACAACAACGCCACCCGCTTCGGCGGCTTCCCAGGCATCGGAACCAACGGTATTGTGCTGGCGGCGCAGAACTAAATGAAGACGCTGCCTGCATCCCTCTGGCTTGACTTGCTCGGCAAACCCTTTCGTAAAGGCGCGCGCGGTCCCGACGCTTATGACTGTGTGGGCCTTCTCTTAGAGGTCGAGCGCCGCATGGGTTATCCGATCCCCGCATGGGGAAGCCACGCGCGTGAGCTTGTTCCCGCCATGGCTTGCTGGGAGCCGGTCACCGATCCTCAACCCGGCGACGGCATTCTCATCCACTCAGTCGATCCGGAGTGGCACGTTGCCGTTGTCTGCGGCGATAACTACATGATCCACGCGCACCCCGATTGCGGACAGGTAGTAAGAGAGCGGTATAACTCCTTTCCATGGCAAGCTCGGATTGAGGGCTTCTATCGATGGAAAGCTGCGAATACACAGGCGAATACACAGGCGAAGAGTTAGACCGCGCTCTCGCCAACGTCTCGATTGTTGAAGCTGTACAGCCCGCAGCCGCCGCCCTCGACGTAGCGCATTTTCTCACCACGCGCCCCGTTCGCATCATCGAAAACCGCAATCCCTCTCGCCTCGAAGAGCGGCGCGTCTTCGACCTTTCTCCGTTTGACAATGAGAGCCTCGGCGCCATCGTCACCCGCGCTGGTCTCAACCCCGAAGAGTACGAGTGCAGCCTCAACGGCGAACGCATCGCAGACAGCGAGATATGGTGTACCGCCGTAAAGCCGGGGCAGGAGATCGTCCTGTTCATTCGCGTGGCGGGCGGAAGCTTCGGCAAAGAGATGATGGGCCTGCTGATCGTGCTGGCCGGCGCGGTTGCGGGCTTGCTCACTGCAGGCGCCGCGCTCTTCGCATTCCCCGCGCTGATCGGCGCGCTGGGCGCATCCGGCGTCACGGCTCTCTTCGCCACCGCTGCGATGGTTGGCTCATCGCTCTTGAGTTGGGCGCTCTCTCCCGGAATGCCGGGGCCGGGGCAATACTCCACAACCTACGATCCCACCGGGCCGAAGGGCCTTGCGCAGCCCGGCGTCCCGATCTCCAAGGGTTACGGGAAGTTCAGTTGGTGCGGTAATGTCATCTCGTCTTACGTCAACTTCGACGGCAAAGACGCCTATATCAACGTGCTCACTTGCTACGGATGGGGACCGGCGGCAAGCGTCTCCAATCCGCGCATCAACCTAAAGCCCATCGGCAGCTTCCAGAATTGCAGCTATCAGGTGCGCCTGGGCACGAACGATCAGACGCCCATCGACGGCTTTGACCGCACCGTCAACGGCTATCCGCAGGAAGTCGATCTGCTCGTCTACGGTGGCCCGGTCGTTGTCCCCGGAACCGGAACCAACATTCAGGGCCTCGACATTACCGTCAAGTTCCCCAGCGGCCTCTACCGCGTCACGAACGACGGCAACTATGTTCCACTCAAGTTCATTTACCAGATTCAGGTTGCTCCCCACGGCACATCGAATTGGTTCTCGCCCATGTTCCCCAAAGACACCGAGACGATTGCCATCACGCACACGAACGGTACGCAGACCTGGCCGAACTGGGTTGTGATTCCTACCGATCGCTTCGCAGGCAGCGGCGTTGTCTACGACGAAGACGTGAGCGGCAACAATCATAAGCCCGGCGATCCTTGGACCGGAACGCAGACCGTGACCGTTGTCAACATGGACAGTTCAACTTCGTCCACTTCCGCAACCTTCACCGGAGAGTGGCAACCTTGCGACCCGAACATGAATCAGGTGCGCGTCCTCAATTGGACCGAAGGTTACCGCGTTGTGGAGAACGACACGCTCTCTCCCATCTTCGACACCGTGAGCGTCTACGGCCTTGCGCCGGGCCAATGGGATGTGAAGGTTCAAAAGATCGGCTACTGCCAGGACAACAACAATAATGTCATCTACGCCGACTCCACCGATGCGCAGCACGTCTGTGACGGATGGCTGTGGAACATCAATGAGATTTTCTGGTCGAACCTCTCTTACCCGAACATGATCCTCGTTGGCGTCAAGGCTCTCGCCACTTCGCAGATGAGCGGCGCCGATATTCAGGTGATGGTCGATATTGTCCATGACATAGGCGTCGATACAGCCATCCCTCCGCAACTGGCGGCCTACGAGCATGACAACCCGGCCATCGTCGCCTATGACGTGCTCTACAACCCCACTTACGGCGCAGCCAAACCGCTTGCCAATATCGACGTACCCGCGCTGCAGGCATGGGCGGATTTCAACGACGAACTGGTCACGAATCAGGATGGAACCCAGGTGCGTCGGCACATCTTCGGCGGCGTCTTCGATCAGACCGGGGATGTGTGGAAGACGTTGCAAACCATCGGCAACATGAGCCGCGCGTCCGTCTATGCGATAGGCAACAACTACACGGTCATCATCGACGGCCCTGCCGATCCCGTTCAACTCTTCACCGTTGGCAACACCACGAAGGACAGCTTCCAGGAGATGTGGCTGGCCCTCGATGACCGCTGCACTCTGATCGAATGCGACTTCGCCGATGCGGCCCGCGATTTCCGCATGGACCTTCCCGTCTCCGTCATGACCGCTGCGGACATCAACTCCGGCCTGCAGCCGAAGGTAACGCGCACACGGCTCATTGGATGCACGAGCCGCGATCAGGCGTGGCGCTGGTCCTACTACCAACTCATGAGCACCAAGCTCACCCTGCGCACCATTCAGATCACCGCGCCCATCGAGGCCGTCTGCTGCCGTCGCGGTTCGGTGATTGCCGTACAATCCGATGTGACGCAATGGGCGGTGGGTGGCCGTGTGCAATCCGGATCGACCCTCAACACGCTTGCCGTCGAACGAACGGATATTGTGTTCGCGCCCTCTGCCGGTTGGACTGTAAGTGTGCAGCATCCCGTGATTCAGCGCGGCACGGCGACCATCTCTTCGGTGATCGGGCTGGTGGTTGGCATGAACGCGGCTCTGCCCGCCGGGCGCATCGTCAAGGCGGTTGGCCCCGATGGCACGGAGTACATCGTCACCGGCTACAGCGGCTCGGCGATCACGCTCTCGGCCCCGCCCGCCACGCTTGCCTACGGCCAGGTAGTCACGCTCTACGATCTCAACGTGATCGACAATCTCGACGTGACCGCGGTTGCCATCACGCCCGCATCCGGCAACGGGTCGGGCGGCTCCGTCCTCACTGTTGCGGGCCAGTTCTCCGCTATCCCCACGCAAGACAGCGCCTGGGCTTACGGTCAGAGCGCGGGCTATCAACCGGCGAAGCTCTTCCGCG